AGTTTAACTTATATAAAAGATCAATACGAAGATAATGATAATACTATTATATGTATGTATCGTCAATACGACGGTTATTTAATTGGTCACGGTATAGAACTAGCAGAATTTTTACAAGACTTTACTGTTGTAAATGGTTATAACAGTCTAACTCCTGCTCGTTCTGCAAATGGAATGTCATGTTTAGCCGCACAGTTAGTTGCACATTTCAAAGATGGTATAGGTAATATTTATTTATATCCACCTAATACATCAGATGTTGGAGAAGAGTTTATATATACAATATCACTAACTGATGATGAAATATATATTGAAGTTAAAGATGTTTGGCGTAATAAAATTGTATTTATTGGAACTCCAACTGAACTAATTGAAAGAACTAATACTAAAGAATATGCTTAATACAGAAACTATATTACAACAAAACGGCCTTGATTGGGAGGTCGTTAAAAAACCATTAATGTACTCAGGACAATGCACTCCTGAAGCAAACAATGGATTACATGATACACCATACTATGCACTTGTCAGATCAGATAATGGTGAAGTATTAAACAGTGTATCAAAATCTTATACACCAACACAAAACTATACTATCATAGAAACTATGCGAAATATTGCAAAAGACAATGAACTTGAAATTGTTACAGCATTATCATTGCATGGTGGTAGAAAAATTGTTGTTCAAATGCAAAGACCAAATAATATAACAAATATTGGTGGTGAAAGAACGCAAGAATATATCTATGCTATAAATAGTCATGATGGTACTTGCTCCTTAAAATTTGGATTTATGAACAAAGTTATGTTTTGTCAAAATCAGTTTGCCTGGATGTCAAAGAATGCATTTGCAAATTATAGACATACTAAATCAATTCAAGATAAAGTAAGTTTATTATCTGGAATAATTAATTTTACAGATCATGATAGTAAAATAGCTGATCTTCATAATTTTGCTACACAAAATGTAACAAAACAACTGATAAAAGACACAGTAGATTACTTAATTAACACAGATCGTCTTAACCCGCATAATTTACAATACAGCAATACTAACAAAGAATTTTCAACAAGATTAAAAAATCAACGTGAAAAACTTGAACAATGTATTATGCTAGAAATGTATAGAGTAGGTCATAATAAATGGGGTTTATTTAATGGTGTAACACAATTTACAACACATCATAAATCAGCTCCAAAACGTACTTTTGGTAAACAAGAATCTATTCTTATGGGTGCATGTAGTAAAATGAATAATAGAGCTTTTGAGTATATTAAAAATTATTAATATGAAAGTAACTATAAATAAAAGTCAACAAGAAATTAATTTTCAAAATCATGTTGGGACTATCATAATGATAGCCCAACAAAAAGCTAAAGCGGGATATGATAGGTTTTCCTATCCAATACCGTACGGTCAGGGAATAAATTTAGAAAACTTAATTAAAACAGTAGAAAATGAAACTGAACAATCAGTGTATGCATATTGTAGAAATGGAATAATTAAATTTAGAATAAGAGATTAAGAAAATGAAAATAAAAAACCCAACTAAATATTGGACTAAAAAAGCTGCTGATCATTTGATCGGCAAAAAAATTGTAGCCGTAGAATATCTTCTTGATCCAGAGTTAGAAGAATTTATGTGGCACAAATCACCACTAGCAATAAAGCTAGATGATGGTCACTGGATTTATCCGACTATGGATGATGAAGGTAATGACGGTGGTGCTATGTTTACAACTTATAAAGATATGCCATGCATTCCAGTGATATAAATGTTGAATACTCATCCGTAAGTAAATTAATTATACTTGATTATCGTAAGAATATTACATTTATTTATACTTTACCATATGAGTTTTGTAATCATAATATGCAAAAAGACTACATAGAAGAAAAAGTAGAAGAATTTATGCGTAATAATGGTCATAAACCTAAATGGTGTCAGTGGATGTTTACTAAGAATGAAGTAATAATTAAATAATTATATTTGTAAATCAAAACAAACTTAATGGATACACAAGAAATTGAACAAATTTTATTGGCTAAAATCATTGTATCAAATAAATTAATTGATGATATGGGTGATTACTTGCACAAAGATTTGTTTCAAGATCCATTTCACAAGTCGGTTTATCATGCAATAAATGTTTTACATAAACAAAACAAAACTATAGACATATTATCTCTATCTAATTATATAGGTGGAGATAATGTGGCTAAAGATATAGCTGATATAATTACATATGATTCAAGCTATAACTCTGCACAAACATGTGTAGCTGTTTTAACTGAGACATATCAAAAAAATATATTAGCACATATTGTTAGTGATGTAAACAATAGTTTAAGTAATCAAGAAGAACTTGAACTTATTATTGATAAACTTAATATAGATTTATCAAAGCTTCAAATAGCAGAACCTGTATTACTAAGTAACATCAGTGATCAAACCCTAAACTTTTTACAAGATGTAGAGTTGCGTATGAACACAGATGGTTTACTTGGTATATCATCTGGATTTGAAAGTATTGATAAATTTACAGGTGGTTGGCAAGAAACAGATCTAATTGTAGTAGGTGGGGCTTCATCTATGGGTAAGACTAGCTTTGCTTTAGCTCTTGCTTATAATGCAGCTCTTTACTCTTCTACACCAACAGTAATATTTTCTTATGAAATGTCAGCAATACAGCTAATTCGTAGATTAGCGTCTATGGATTCTGGTATTTCTAATAGATATATTACCAATGGTACAATAAACATGGAAGAGTTAAAGCGCTTACATGGTTCTGTTTCTAACATACAAAACCTACCACTACATATTGACGAAACAAATGTAACATCATTAAACTATTTATTGCGTAGAATAAAAGAATATGTAGCTACAAAAGGTGTTAAGCTTGTTATGGTAGATTATCTTCAGCTTGTTAGTTATAAGTCAAAGGGATCAACAAGAGAACAAGAAGTTAGTCAAGTAGCAAGATCATTAAAAAATTTAGCTAAAGAACTTAATATTACAATTATAGCACTTAGTCAGTTAAATCGTGGTGTTGGTATGCGTAACAATAGTAAACCAACGCTAGCCGATTTACGCGAGTCAGGTGAAATTGAGCAAGCTTCTGATGTAGTCATACTAATTTATAGACCTGAATACTATGGTATAGAATTTAATGACAATGGCACTTCAGCTAAAAACTCTGCAACTATAATTTTTGCCAAAGGCAGAAACATAGGTGTAGGCGAAGTTACACTAGGATTTAAAAATGAGATAACTAAATTTGTAAACTATGAAAATATTTAAACTAATTGGTAAAAATCCATTGCTATCCACAGCTATCATTGCTTTATCTATTCTTATGATAACACCTGTAATGATTGCTTTATGTATATCAATTTGCATTGTACTGCCAATGTATTTAACTGTTCAATTATTTTATAATAAAGATTAAATTGTTATATTTGTCTTGTGAAAGACAAACAAAACAAAATAACAAAGGTAAAAGACATAGTATCTGAAATAGCTCATGATCTAAAACTTGATAAAAAATTAGTAAAAAAAGTTTTATTGATTACTTTTCAAGAAATATCTTTAACCTTGTTGTTAAAAGGTAAACCTATAATGATTAGAAGATTTATCAAATTCGTTATAGCTCTCAAAAATATCAAAACAAAAACAAATGGATTTAAATCAATTAAAGAAAGAATTACCATATAAGTGGCGTGTACAGTCTACTAGATTTGGTAAATCAACTTGTGTTGCATATATAGACGCAAGAGACTGTCAAGACTTACTAGATGAAGTGGTAGGCCCTGATAAATGGCAAAGTATATTTTATGAAGAAAATGGATTACTATTTTGTAAAGTAGGTATACTTTGTAATGATAATATTTGGATATGGAAATCAGACACAGGATCAGAGTCTAATGTAGAAAAAGATAAAGGTCATGTTTCAGACGCATTTAAACGTGCATGTGTATCGTGGGGTATAGGTAGATTCTTGTATAGACTACCAATACAAACACTTACTACAAAACAATGGAAGGGTAAAGAATATCCATATGCTCCTGAAAAAGATAAAATTATATTTGATGGAGACACCCTTACAAAATATATAAATTGGAAAATTAAAAATAATTAATTATGGAAACTTATATACCAAAAAACAGTATCAATATACCTGTTCAAGACAGCAATATAGCAAACTGGACTAAAGAAGAACTTATTGAAGAATTACAAAATCTTAGACAAGAAAATGCAAGACTTAGAAAAAACAATGAGACTTATAAACTGAAGTATATAGCGTTAATAGAAAAACTATCACACTTAAAAACTATAATAAATGAAAGTATTACCCTTTAATTTAAACACCACAGTCATTACTAGGGCTAAAGGTGAAAAAGTAGATTACATAGAGCCTGGTTCTCATTTATGTAAGATAACAAGTATTACGACTTCTGATGATCTTGATAGCTATAATGGATCTCCATTTATAGATTTCAATGTTACATCAAACAATAAAGTTGGTAGATGTAGATTTTGGACTGTAAAAGAAACTGACAGGCCAAAGACGCAAGAATGGAAAACTAAACAGATTAAAGATTTTCTAATTAATGCTGGCGTTAGAGATTTTTCTGATGATAGTCAAGCTATGAATGACGCTATAGGTAAATCATTGATGATAGCTTTTATATCAGAAGAATATATATCTATTAATAGACAAACAGAAGAACCTGTAATTAGAGAATCTGTAAAATACAGATGGAGTTCAAAAGAAGGTGGTAAATGTACATATAGTCCTGACATGAATAAACAACTAACAGAAGACGAAATGTCTGAATTTAGTATGAAACATAGTGAATGGACTAAAAACGCCAACACAGATTATGTTGGTTCGGATGTAGAGGACGATTTACCATTTTAAGAGATAACAAATCCCAAGGGTATCAGGTAGAATAAATAAATAAACTGTATGTTCCCTTCGTTGTTAAAGGGGGTGTAAAGACACAAACCACGATTGGTAGATGATTACCCCTTTAAAGACCATAGGTGACCATACATTGATAAGCAACATTTTTATTTATTCTTTAAGACTTAAGTGCGCCAAATTCCCCTTGGGTGCAACTCTTATAAATTTTGTTATATTTGTTTTATGGACACAATTTTCATTCCTGGAAATGTTCCATCAAGCAAAAATGGCAAAAGATGGACAGGCAAGTATTTAATTCATTCCAAAACAGTTATGAATTATATTAAACATTCCAAAGAACATTGGGTTAATAACAAATTTAGATTTTTAGAATTGCTTGAAGACAAGGATATACCATATAATATTAGCTTTAAATTTATTAGAAATAGTAAAAGAAAGTTTGATTATATAAATCCTTGTCAAACTGTCCAAGATCTTATGGTTAAGTATGAATATTTACAGGATGATAATTGTAAGTATATTATACCTAGGTTTGAACCATATGAAATCAATAAAGATAATGCAGGTGTTATTATAAAAGTATTATGAAAGTATCTGACGAACAATTTTATAGCAATAGAAATAAATTTATACAAAATATGATAGAAAAAATTGATTCAAGAATTGATAATTTACAACAACAGTTGTCAAAATCAGCTAAGTTTGGCAGATCATATTTTATTCTTACTGGCAATATACAGTCTATGATTACTATAAAAGAGGAAATATTGCAAAAAGAATATAAATTAAATAAATAATGAGAAAAACAAAACAAAAAATTAAAATCGGTGACAAAAAGTTTAAGGTAGATAATCAAGTATCTGATACTATGAAGTCACTAGCACAAGCAGTTCATTCACATGAAGTCGCTTTAATGACATGGGTTCATAAAGATTATAATGGATCAACAAGAATGACTAAAGATAAAAAACAGTTCAGAGAATCTTTGTTTACGTATTGTATGCAGATACCTGGATCTGTAGATATTCTTAGAAGAATGGAGCAAATAGATAAAGAAACCAAACAAAATCAAAACAAAAAGGAAGAAGTTAAGGATGCAAAAGAATAATTCATTAACTTTGTAGTACTTTCCTATCCGTGTCACACATGGTTTTGTTTTGATTCACTAGATACCTCGCTTCTGCGGGGTACCTGGTGTTAAATCAAACAGTATGAAATTAATTCACGATCATAACTTAACATATGAAAACTATTATAATGATACATCTTATGTATCTAATAGCATGTTAAGTCATTTAACAAACAAGTCACCTGAGTATTTTCAGTATATGCTAAACAATTCACAACCACCTAGTTCTGCTATGAAGTTTGGATCAGCATTTCACATGTATGTATTACAGCCTGATGAGTTTGATAAACACTATGTTGTTACGCCAAACATAGATAAAAGAACTAAACAAGGTAAGCTTGACTATGCAGAGTTTATGTTGAAAAATCAGTTCAAAACTTTACTTACACAAAATGATTATGAGACTATAAAGATGATGTCAGACAAATTATTGCAAGATACATTATGCAAAGATTTGTTAACAATTGGCAAGCCTGAACAAATTATAGCCTGGAATAATCCTGAATATGATGTAAATTGTAAGGGTATGCTAGATATATATTGTAATCAAAACGATATTATTGTAGACTTAAAAACTACACAAGATTCTAATCTTAAACCATTTACAAGATCAATTAAAAAGTATATGTATCATAAACAAGCTGCATTTTACACTGATGCTGTAAAAGCATTATCATACTATATTGTAGCTATTGAAAAGAATCCACCATTTAGTCTTAATGTATTTGAAATTACTGGTGATGTTCTTGATAAAGGTAGAGATATATATAATCAAGAATTGTATTTGTATAAAAGATGTTTAGATGCTGATAATTGGCCTGGTCCATCTATGGCTATTTGGGATGATTGTGAAAGATATCCAATTGAAATAGATAATTTTGAAGATATACTATGAAAAACTCAGTAATTTTTGAAGGGGGCATTGATAAAGTTAGTACTTTAGCAGATGGTAGCTTACGTATTTACGTAGGCACCCCTGAGCTATCAAACGAAACTATGGTTAAGGTGTTTTCACTAATTAAAAAGCCTGGTTACGTTTTAGTATCAACAAGTTCTTTTAATCAAGAACAAATAGATGCAGTTGAAAAAGCAACTGTAAATGCAGAGTTTAGTGAAAAAACTCCTAGCCAAAGACTTAGGGGTGTTTTCTACAAACTATGGGAACAAACACAGCCAAAGTCTATGAACGGAGACACAGGTGAATTAGAATATGTAGACTTTGATTTGTTTTATAAGAGACAGATGAATAAACTAATTGATCACTTTAAAACTAAATTAAACTAATGACAGAACATGATGAGCAATACTATGAAAGAAATAGAAATGGCTTTGACTATATTACAGACGCAACAGATCCCCGAATACCCCACTACTATGTAGGTAGACACTACAAATATGAAGCTAGAAAAATTGTAGAAGACTATGAGTTATCTTATAATTTAGGGACTGCGTGTAGTTACATACTCCGATCAGCTAGAAAACATAGTGATTATGGAGTTTCTGATATAAAAAAAGCCATTGCTCATCTTGAGTTTGAATTAGAAAAAATAAAAAATAAATCATGATAATATTTATCATCACTCTAACAATTATATTTTTGACTCTATATATTGGAATAAGAAAAGAAAAGTATAATAATAAATAAATACTCTAAATACTTACGTTATAGTTAAGTATACCTTGCAATCCATTTTGCCTATTGTATATAAAAGCTTGAGCCTTTTTAATATTACCAATAAACCCCTTGGCGTCATGCCAATAATCAGTGGCAGCCATGGATGATAGATTTCTTACAGTGATACCATTTAATTCTTCAATAGCCTGTAATTTCATTGCTTTGTTGGTATGGTAATGCCCTCTGTGTACTTCAACGTAAGTTACATTACTCCATAAATTTTTAAACCTTTGTGAAATAATACCAGGTAAATCATTTGTTTTAGGTCCATCGCCATGATCACTAATAATTAAATTATTACCGTATGGCAATGCCTTCATTAAACAATCTGAGTTATCAACTTTCACATTATCATTATTCTCATAATAAAGTTCTAGTAAATCACCAAGATGCATTATTGATTCTCTATCATGATTTCCTGGTATAACCATAACATGCACATTTGCAATTTCACACAACATATTGATTGTCTTAATCATCAATTTTCTGGCTGTGCGATACATATCTATGTGAAAATCTGTGTTAAATTGTGGCGTACCTTTTGTTGTGCTTGGTATTGGCCAATCACCATCAGAGTTAAGAAGATCTTGTCCTACGATAAAAAGTATCTTATCTATGTAATACCCTTGCGCTCTGTATAAAAGATGCTCTACGGCGTTAGAAAGACGTTTCTCGGCTATTTCCATGCTATATTCATCACCCTTTATACCTATCTTACCAATATGTAAATCAAAAGCTGATATTTCAAGTAAATGTAAATCATTACGATCATCTGGTCTTACCCTATCTTTTTGTTTTACTTTTGGTGATAGATTTGCTAAATCCTCTATAATACTTTGCTTAACTTTTTTTACGTTAAGTTCTTCCTTAATTCTTTTTAACCATGCCTTTGTTCTATACATGGTAACTGTAACTGGTTTTCTTTTTTCATCAAAACCTGTTACCTCATATGTACCTATATCGTACTTATCAACTTCCCATAAATCCAAATCAACACTACAGGCAGCTAATAAATCTTCTAATGATTTTACTCTTGTACAATTTTCAGCAGTAAGTATTGCTTCGTCTTTAACTTCCTGAAAATTAATTACTTCTTTTTCTTTAGGTTCTTTGTCTGGAATATCTTTTCTGAGCCTTCTAGCTATAGTACGAATTTGCTCATAGTTTGTGCCAAATACTTTGGCTGTGTCAGCATATTTACTTCGCAACAAATGTGGATTTGCTAATAAATATTCTTTTATTTTATCGTTTAATGACATTATTCTTTTATACCATAACCATGTTTACTGACTAATTCTAAATTTATTGGTTTAAGTGTATGTTTTGATTTGTTGCCAATTATCTTCTTAACAACTTTATTCACAACATTTTGATCTGTGAATATACTTCCTTTTGAATATCCTTTTACAATAACATCGTTCGCTTTATATATCTTATTTCTTGCGTCCTTAAATGTCCAATTACTTAGCCATATAGGAACACAGAAATCTTGATTTTTCACGACTTAATAACTGTAAACTGTGTATATTGTTGAGAACTTATTACGTAGAAAAATATAGGTTTTGAAAAATTAGTAAAGTTTGTAGTAATGCCTGAGTCATCTAAACTGATGACACTAGCATGTGGAACGGTCATAGTAAAGATTCTAATAAAATTACCACTTTGTTGTGATGTAATTCTGCCAGCAGCTACAGTTGCGCTGACATCATTAGGACCACTAATACTCCAATACATACTAACAACTGCATCATTACTGCCTGAGTTCCAATGTGATATTAATACTTCTTTTAAATTTTGTCCTGGATTAAGTGTAGTAAGAGTATATAATGTATTTGTATTGTCTGTTTTTACAAAACTTAAATTATCTGTGCTGACTGCACCCCCTTGTACTTGTAATGGCTCTCTACTTCTTTGAACAATTTCTCTTCTTCTTCTTTCTCTACTGCTTAGTTGTCTTACTGTACCAGGTCTTGTTGATCTGTTTATACCAGTTTCAAATCTTGATCTTCTGTAATCTGATTTTTTTACAAATTTACTTTCTTCTTCTCTTGCCATTACGCATCAGATAAACTTTTATATGTATCTAATGTTTTAAGATGCACGTATGTTTGTTCAACAATATCTGCAGCTCCATCTGCCACTGAAGGTGTGAATGTACCGCTTATAGTATATATACCCTCATCTGGGTTTGCAGCGTAAGAACTAGCGTCTTTATAAATTCTAGCTGAATAATCTGCATATAATGTTTTACTCCAGGTTACTGATCCATCTTCAGCCTCTGTAGATGTATCTACAACTCTATGATTTGCTTGCATAACTCTTAGATATGCATTTGATATTGTAAGTCCTTTGTATGTTAATGTTCCAGTTAATGCCATTTATTTTTCTTTTGGTATAAATTCGTCTGTATCTAAATTAATTGTTCCTTCTCCATATGTTTTTTTTAGATGTTCTGAAAGATCTATCTCTTCTTTTTGACCTTTTAAATATTCATCAACAAAAAAATCTTTTCTTTTTTTTAAATTAATTTTAGCTAATTCAATATCTCCTATTTGTCTATTTATTTCAGCAAATTTTTTTCTTAAATTTACTATCTTGTCTTTGTCTTCTTTTGATAATTCCTTTTTTTCCATTTGTTTTTTTTACAAAGTTAATAAAATTTTTACCATTTAATTTCTATGGCTGCACTAATGAATGTTGATCCACCAATACTATCACTATCACCTTTGGCCATGATCATTATATGACTACCAGCAGGTATTGCTGTATTATCTAAATCTGCTGTAGCTACTGTTACTGTTTTTACTTTATTGTTATTATCATTAGAAGCTACAACAACCTCTTCATATACAGTTCTTGGATGATCAACCTGATCTGTTCCTGCCTCTGAAGGCCTGTATTCTACAACAGCCACAGTGACATTACCTGCATTATTACATGTCACCTGCATATTTATAGCGTTAACACTACAAGCTACTGGAACATGAAATCCAGCTGATCTAAATAAATTAGATTGATTAACTTCTGTACTGCTACTTATCGTTGCACTACCATAATCTAAAGCCATTTCAAATGGCGATTTAGTATCTTCTAAATCTTCAGCAAATTTATAATTAGCAGCTAATGTACAAAAACCTTTTAAGTTTATAAACTGAGCGTATATACCAGACGATGCAGAAGAACTTGCACTTGCTAAGTTAATTGGTTTAGCTACTTCAACTGTTTCGGTGCCACCATCAATTCTGAAATACTCTGTAGTTCCTCCACTTCCGTCATCGCATAAAAACTGTATATCACTGTTATCTGCACCCTGTATAATTCTAAAGTTACCAGTAAAATTCTGTAAAGTACCTTCACCACCAGAATGATATAAAGTAGCGTCAGTACCTGTACCTAACTGTAAAGCAACAGAATCAAAAAGCAATATAGGTTTGCTATAAAATGTTTTTTCAGAACCTCCATCTAGTCTAAAATATTCAGTAGTACTACCACTACCATCGTCGCATTTAAATATTAAATCTTTGTCATTTGTATGTTGACTAATAATAAAATCACCACCATTGTTTTGAATTAAACTGTCAGTGCCATCGTGCCTTAAAAGTAAATCTTGTGAATTACCAAAAACTAATTGTGATAAATCAGGAAATTGTGTTATTGGATTACCACTACTAGCTGAACCATCTAAAAAGAAATATGTTTCTACACCGCCACTTCCGTCGTCACATTGAAAAGTTATGTCTTGATCAGCTGCTTGTTGAACTATATTAAAATCATTTGTAAAGTTAGTTATAA